TCGTCATCGGGGTGGTAAAATACCCCCCATGTTGTGCAAGCAGAGTAATCTGCCCGTTGTGTCTTGAGAAACGCTGTGTCCCAAGACTGTATGACAAAATCACATGGCGGGGGATTGTCATATTCCCATATCTTCCACCATTCTTTCTTTACCAGTGCGCCTCCCTCGGAGGTCGGATTTTGCTGATACTGTGCATTCCATTTGGAAGCAGGCAGTTCAGATTGAAGCGCGGTTAGTTCCGCGAGACTCCAGAATTCAGGCCACAGGGCATTCCCTGATGGCATGATTGCCGGAAATTCTATTACCTCCCACTCATCAGTTCCCTGTCTCTGGGTGGAAGACTTGATAATCTTGCCCGTAAGGTCACGCATGTGCCACCGGGTCATTACAATAACAATCGCCCCACCGGGCTGTAATCTCTGTCGAGGACCAGAGGTGTACCAGTCATAGGTGCGGTCAAATACAGCCGGGTCGATACTCTGTCCTTCCTGTTCACTATGAGGGTCATCAATAATCAACAGGTCAGCACCTTTACCAGTCACTGCCCCGCCAACCCCGATAGCGAAGTATTCTCCCCCTGCGCTGGTACTCCAGCGTCCTGCGGCCTTTGAATCCGCCCTCAACGCAAGGTTAGGGAAAACCTTCTTGAAATCATCACTAGCGACTAGGTTACGGACCTTTCTTCCAAAACCAACAGATAATTCAGCGGTATGGGCAGTCTGGATAACCTTCTTGTCCGGGTACTGGCCCAGAAACCAAGCCGGGAGTAAAAAAGATGCAAACTCGGACTTGGTATGACGAGGCGGCATATTCACTATTAACCGCTTCAGTTCGCCCCGCGCTATCTTCTCAAAGGCTTCCGCCATGATCTTGTGATGCCTGCCTTCAATAAAAGCGGGCCACATATACTTGGCAAAAGGAATAAACCCGGACTGGGCAGCTTCCTTCTTTTCAGCCTCATCTATATCTTCCAGAAGCTTTAATATCTCTTCTTGCTCGGCAACAGGTAAATCACGCACCTTCGCCAAGGTTTCAGAATCTATTTTCAAAATAAATGTTCCATGTGAAACATGCTTGTTGCGTATGTAGCGCATGTAGCGGCAAAAAAAAGACTACCACTCATATCGAATATTATTCGATTTAGATTATATATCGTTATCGAATATTATTCGATTGAAATATAATTCATATTTTTTTATTAAAAAAAAATAAGAATATACTCGTATGGAATGTTATCGATGTCGAATATTATTCGATACAGAATATATCGATTCCATAAGACATTGCATTAATTTTAGCATATTAGGGGGGGTTGACAGGATGTCAAGCTATTTTTCAAATAAATATTATTCCCCCCCGGTTAGTCATATTACACGCTACAACCGCTACACTATACCCCCCCTTCAGGGGAACCTTAACCCCGATCTGGTAAATTTTACCCGGAAGCTGTGTCATAAAGTCATAATGGGAAATTAAAGGGGGTACCCGGTGTTTTCAGGAAATCGTATGTCTGGAATAGTATATATATAGAATTACATGCGCCTGTCGCTCGAGGGGGGCTGGGGGCCTGTTATGGGTCGGAGCTCGGAAAAAAAGAATGGGGTGGGCATACTATCATTAGGGGAATCAAGGAGATACGCCATACTCCTGATACCCTACGTGAAGTCAGTGCTTGGTCTGATCTACTGGTTCTGGCTCTGTCTCAGACTCTTTGCGAACAACTCCAAGAACTTTCCCAAGCTTTTCAGTCAGTTCTTCTCTCAGGGTCTCACTATCTCGTTCTACTACGTTCACAGTGGTATCCGATCCCCACATTTGTAAATTACGTCCGAGGAGTTCGACTGCCTTTAGTCTCACTGAATCCATTTCGTTAGGGTCTTTGGAAAGCTTCCCATCAATTGTATCTTCTAGCACCTTCAGGATTTTGGTTCTGGACGAGAGGGAGGAGGCAAGTAATCCGTCCTCCAACTTGGCTCTTATGCGAGTTACTGTATCTGCAACGTGGGGGTTCTTCATCAACCTTGACGCTGATGTTCTGATGCTTTGACTACTCGCTGATGGGGAACAGTCGTAGACCTCTCTATAGCAATCTGCCAAGCTTTTATTCTCTGGCGATTTCGCCACGCATTTTGCGAATGCCAACTGCTTACTGGTCAATTCTTTTTTCTTCTCTGCCATTCCATTCACCTACACATTTTATTCTTCTATATAAGGTAGTGCGATTGGGTCATTTTGCAAGTTCGCGTGGTGCTGCCGGGGTCCACCCGGTTGAGACCGGATTTTTTCTCCTGTCTCGCAAAAACCATTTTGTAATGATCTTGAAACCCACTCGTTATAAAGGATGCAAGGGTGTTGCATTGTCATACCAGATGACTATAATAACAGTCCAAGGGGATCGAAATCCCCACTAATCAAACTAAACGAAGGAGATACACAATGGCTACAAACGCAAAGATCATTGAGTACTGCGAAAGAAATTTAAAGAGTGGCACACCTAGCGGACAGTCTGCTTATATAAAGCAAATGACTTCCAACCTCCGTGCTTCTCTCTCCAAGAGATCAACTAATCAGTTTTTAAAATCAATCGACAATGCAAAAGCACTGGGTCTCATTCAGACTCCAGACTGCGATGCAGAAACAGTTCTGGCATTCATCAATGAAGTTAATAAGGCGAAGGGAGATTTAAAATGAAAACATACACTATAAATAAGGTTGGAATTTTGGAGATTGAAAAAATTCTTGAGGCCAAGTGCAAGCCATCTTACTTTGAGGATTTAAATTCCGATTCATTTTTGGCTTGGGCAATTGAACTGGAAGACCATATGAATGAAAACGAAAGGGATGGTTGTCCAAGTGATCAAATTGAGATTGCTCCAAGAATCACTGAGTCTAGACACGTTGAGTGGTTGAGTGTTTCTGAAGAAGGTCTAGATGTAAAAAATATTCAATGGCAAGTCGGACATGACAATGATGCTTCTCCATCGTTTGGATTAGACATGTTTGACGTTGAAGAAGAAGCTTTTGACTTCGCAGAAAAGCTTATTTCCGAAGGCAAAAAAAATGTTTCTATTGTTCGGTTTGAAAACGATTCTTCAATAGAAGAACTTTGTGTTCAATGTGCAGAACCCATCATCTCTGATGTAGTGGGTTGTTCTTTTTGCTAAAGATAATTTTTTTAAATAAAACGAAGGAGATTCAAAATGAAAATCAAAGACACTAAAAAGTATTCTTGTGTAGGCGAGTATCATTCTGGCGGAGGTTGCCTCCATAGTCTGGTTGGTACATCCAACTCAGAACGATTTTGGTTAATCAATCCGATTGATCGTTTCTCAGGCGAACCCATTCTGGAGTATGTGACTGATGATTCTCAAGTTTGCATGTTTGGATTTAATGTTACTGATCGTGGAACATATCCATTCTTCATTGCACCATTCAAGATAGGATTGGCATTCATCCTTGAACTCAATAACAACTGGTTAGAGATTCTGGAGTCTACCTACGAACATCTTAGATCAGAAAATAAAACGACTTCATTATTTGATGATGACTTCATTCAGAAGGCTTTATATAGAAGCTTCTACCGATGGTTGCTTGCAAGCACTCTGGACAGATCACTCAGTGATCAAGAGTTCACGACTGAAGAGATCCAAGCTTGCTTTACTGACGCACCCAGAGAGTTCAACCCACACTACCAGTGGATTGCTTGCACTTTTGGCGAAGGATATGAGGAACAACCTCCAAAGCTGAAATTGCTCAGTGAACTGTTAATTGATGAGGACGGAGAGTGGAACATTGAACAGCACGATTGGTTCAAACTTCTACTTTTAGAGCCAAGCAAGACACACACAGTCCACAGTGTGACGTTTGAAAATTCATTCACCAAGTTGCCTCACTAGGGAGAGATTCAATGTTAACTTTAAACGAAAATCCACAGTTTGAAAAAAGAGTTGAACTTACTTCAGATGAAAAGAGAGAAGCATTCTCTGAGTTTTATGAGAAGGCAAATGCTTTTCACAAAGTTAGGCAAGTTGGCAGAAAGAAATCCGATATTGAGCAACTACATTGGAAAGATGAGTTGTATGCTTCAATAAATCCTAAAGATCACAATCGTTATGCGGAGGGAGTCGCTTTCGTTTGTGGTTCTGAATTAGAGGTTGTTGAGATCATTAATGCTAGAAAACATATTGTTTGTGCTAGTGGTTACTGGAATAACATTGGGAGTTAAATCATGAAATTATCTGAAAACCAAATGATTGAAATCATAGAGAACAAACAGATTGATAATTGTTCTGAAGACGAGAGAAGGCAAGTCATGAACTTTGCTTTTGGTGAAGAGTTTGTTTCTTCAAATGATAAGGGCAATTTGAAATCGGAGGGAGAGAGATCATGATTAGAACAGATAAGTTGGAAGTTGGAGATAGGTTGGAATTTGCAAAGGGGACTATGGCTGTTCAAAACAGAGATGAGATTGATATCTCTCTTCTGCAAGGGACAGTTGAAAGCTTTGAAAAGAAACTTGATGGATGGTTTGTTTACGTTGAACTGGATGAGGTTGTACCAGAACTGGTTGGTACTGAAGATGGAAATTGTGTCCAGTTTAATCTGGATGAAAAATCCTTTGGCGGTGCTTCATTTGAAGATTTGAGAAGAGCAAAAAAACTCACCTGATGAGGCCAATGGGGATTGGCCGATAACCTCCGCAAGGAGGTAGTGAGACCCAAATTGGGAAACTAAAACGAAGGGAATATAAAAATGAATAAATTAACTAATCGTGAAAAGGTATTTGAGGTAATCCATAATTCAATGAAAGAGAATGGTTCTGATTGGACTAAGCAATGGGCATCCTCACTTGGACTAGGACACAGAAACATTGTGACTATGAAAGGTGGAAAGACGTACAACATCTTTAATCAATTGAATCTGTCATTTACAAAGTATGGTCATGACCCACGATGGTCTACCATGAGACTGTGGGCAACTCTGGGGTACTCTTGTGAGGGTTGTACTTGCGAGGCTCAAGTCGTGGGATTTGGCAAGGGCAAGTATCAAAAAGATAAGGAGTCTGGGGAGAAGGTTTGGGTAAAGGGCGGAGCAACCTACACCAATGTCTTCAGCGCAGAACAAGTCCACAAAGACGGTGTGACGTATGCAGAAGCCAATCCATTACCTACCGAGTCTCAAGGTGAGATCACTGATGCTCAACGCATTGAGGCTATCGAAGCTTTCATTAAGAACTGCAAAGTAGATATTAGGTATGGTGGAGACCGTGCGTTCTACTGCCCTAGTGGTGATTTCATCCAGATGCCTAACATTGAAAGCTTCCACTCAACCGATAGTTCAAAAGCTATTGAAGCATTCTACACTACCTTGTTACATGAACTGGCTCACTGGTCTGGATCTAAGCATAGACTGAATCGGATCAAACATAAATCTTTTGGTGACAAGGCTTATTCAATGGAAGAGTTAGTGGCTGAGATTTCTGCGGCAGTCCTTGCAGTCGAACTGGGAATCTACAAAGAAGGTACTACCAGAGATGACCATGCCAAGTACCTGAATGGGTGGATTCAGAAACTCACTCCACACGCTTTTTTTGATGCTTGCGCGAAGGCAGATCAGGCGTGTACGTTCTTGCACAATCTTCAATCAACCCAACAGAAGGTAGCCTGACGGCTACCAAGGAGTGTTGAAAATGGATGTTATCGTTAACAATGAACTTGCCTCGAAAGGCTTCTGGGCAGTTAGAAATGCTTCCGACAAAGGGCGGAATCTTGCAGTGATCAAGAAAAAAAGGAATGGTATTGGAGAGGTTGTTTATATGCTTCGATTTCACTGTCATCAATTCCCTCATCCCACTGGTACATGGATTTTAAAAAAGGGAGCGATGGTCGATTGTTTAAGCTTTAATAATTTGGCGGATGCAAAATCGTTTGCCGTTGATCAACTCAAGAATGCTTCAACAAAAGGGTGGCACTCATACAATGAAAAGACGAAGGGAGATTTAAAATGATCGACTTATGTTTGGTAGCAACTGGTGGAGACTGTGGACCTCGTGGGATGTCATCTATTGCAGATGTCATTCCTATTAGCCATGAAGAGTTTCCGATAGTGAAAGGTTATCTGAAGGCGGAATTCAACGACAGATTAGTGCGGATGGAGCATCCATATGAGTACGATAAATGGAAAACGCAAACCAAGATTGCGAACAACTGGCGAATGAAAATGCTAGACAAAGGTATTTTTCAAGATAAGTATGATCTCAGGACAGAATGGGATATTGCTTACCTTGATGAAGTAAAAGAGGGTTGCCTTGGCAACATTGAAAAGTTCAACATTATAGAGAGAGGGAATTGAGATGAAATTTAATGTGAGTGGAATCAGAACCAGAACAATCACAACCGTTATCACTGAACTGCTTCATGATTGTGAGGTGGATGTCACCAAGGCGGAGGTGATGAGAGTTACTGGATGTTCTTCAACAATAGATGGTGACCCAACAGGGTGGTATTCCTATGTTGAAGAGGCTTTGGGTAACAGAGCAACTGCAAAGATTTCAGCCTCTCAAGAAAAAGAACTCACAGAAATTCTAGAGGGCGATGAGGAAATAATAAGCAGTATGGAATCTGAGAATGTGTTTGAGATTGTCGATTGCATTGATGTTGAATTTAGCGATTCGCATTATGGCTATGCGGAAGTTGAAAAGACTGTTACTGAGAAACAAGACTTTGAAGTAACTGAAGTGAACTGGTACTAAAAACGGAGGAAGTAAAAATGGAATCAAAATTAGAGACAGTGAATGTGTATCAGGATATCTGTGAGATTCTTGATGAGGATGGTGAACTCTGGCCTGAGATGCTTCTGCGGCTCAGTGATCAACTCGCCATCAAGTTTCATAGAGATACTGGTGTATTGATTGGAGACTTTCTGACAGGTGGTAACGCTGGGAAAATCCCCCCGGATGAAAAAGAAAAGTTAGATGCGCTTGATGATGAAATGGATAAGTTGAAAGACTTTGATCATGTCATTAGTCAGTTGGATGGAGCAGTGGACAAGATGATGGGAGGCAAGGAATGAGTGCTCAGAGACACATTTTGTATCTCGGAGGCATACTGGTTTTTATGGTGTGCCTCGGATGGATTGGCTCACAGGATTTGACTGTCGAGCAATGGGAAATAGAACATGCCCACTACATGTATTGCGAGGGTCTATGGCCTGACATTTACGACCAGCAGCCGAGGTGTGAGTGATGAAATCAATACGCTATTCTTGGCCTGTGCTTAACATTGAAAGGTGGCTTTTACATCGATGGAGATCATCAGAGATCAAGGCCACCCCGGAAGAAACCGTTTGTCATTTTGAATACGTCACTGATCAACTGATCGAAGCCTGTATTGATCGATTCTACTGGCATTACGACAATGAAGTTCCAACCTTTGATGCGGTGATGGAGATGATCGATGAAGTTCTCGGATTCTACCCGGAGACCGAGACAGGTAAGAATATCTTACAGTCGATGAAGGATAACATTGATCTGGAGTTCATCCATGAACAGGTTGCGATGGTTCTTGAATCACGGCAAGATAAGTAGTAGCTGGCAGGCTCCCTCGCGGCAATCGGTAGTGTCGCTGCCCAAGATTGAATGAAGTGCTTTGCCAGTTCTCATTTGAGAGAGCCAATTCAATCAACTACCGATCAGTCAATATGGCGAGTGGGGTTCATTCCTCCCGCCATTCTTCTATTTGAAATACAATCCAACGCTTCTCGTAACACCTTCATCTGGTCCAGATCATCTCGGATATCCCGGTTAAAACACACTACTTCCTGAACAATGAAAGCATGAAATTCTGAGCATTCTTTTTCTACTAACTTTAACGTCTTACCCATAGGAAATATTCCCGTGGGGACAAAAGTTTTTTTCGGCCCTCCTGTCGGCATACCATCCATCTTTGAGGTCGCACAATATATCCCTGCGGCAGAAGCTTGGGCTAAAAGAAACTCGCCTGCCTGATGTTGAGCCAGTGTAATGGCTCTGGAACGGTCCTCGGACATTAACATTGAATCAATCATTGTCTGGTCAAGTACACGAGCTCTGGGTACCGGGCCGCCCTCGACCATGATCTTATGTTGAGAATGGATCTCTGAAGTTCCCAGTTCAGTAGGAGGAGAATTACTTTTTGACATCACGGTATCTGATGATAGTTCCTTTGTTTTCATAGACAGGAACATTCTTCACCCCCAGTGTAAACTTGATGCTTGCCCCCTTGTTCCGGGAAGAGTCCGTGACGTAATCAATCTTGCCACCATTTTTCAAAAACTCTGCGACCTCTGCTTCAAGCTCGGCTCGATCTTTTTTTGGTCTGATTTTTATTTCTCGTGGAGGAACGAGTTGTGGAATTCTTTTACGATTCATCACATCTCCTAATCATAACTTCACAAAACTGTATCACAATCAGAAAAAAAATCATCACTGCAATCAACTCTGCTTCCGAGCAATCAAACATCGCTCATGCCTGATGGACGATGGTGAAGGCTTCCATGTTCCAGTGAACTACTGGCTCAATGTCTGCCTCATCGTTTCTGTCTGTTCTGCCGCCCATCGTTAGGTTCTCGAATGGTGCGTTCACATCTATAAAACCCACGGTTCCACAGCCCCATTTGACCGCCAGTAAGACAGGAAGCCCGGTTGTAATGTGAATGTTTCTAGCTGCCGTTATTTTCCCAAGGCTAATCATATATGTGGGGTAAGCCGCAAAAGAGTTTGTTCGGATCTTAATCTCTATAAAAGCGACAACTGAACCATCCTTCGTATAGCAGTAGTCCAGCGGATAAAGCGCAGGAAGTTTATGCGCCTCGGCTCCATATTTTTGTGCAAACGCAAGAGCTAATCTTTCTTCCTTTTCCAAATCTTCCTTAGTCTCGTATTTCGGTCTCATCCAGCCTCTCCAGTAATCTAGCAATTTGTTTAAGCAGTTTGAGTATCTCAAGTGCCTCGTCTTCATCCAGTTCAATTTGAATCTTCATCTAACTGTTGCTCCAGAATAATCCATGCCTTGGCAGCCGTAGCCGGGACCACCCCGTTCCCAAGAAGACGGATTCTGTCAATCCTGTCTTCACAGTGCTGAACAACCCGTGGTCCAGAATCCCACGAGCCATCTGCCCATGATTCAATTCCATCCCATTCATTGCTAGTTCCATCGAGCGCGGTCCATCCGGGCGGAACGCCCATCATTTTTTCTACCCAGTCAGGCGAGAGTGCGTAACCTTTTTTGTCTTTTACCTGCGAAGAAAGCATTGCCTGATTGGCAGTGTCCATGTTCTTGTAGTCTGAAGTGGTTGGCGTTTTAAGATTTACAGCGGTGGATAGCGAGGTTCCGCCCTGCTTGTATTTGTCTTTTCTGTTTGTCGCTGAATCTGTAGTGGGAGTAGGATATTTTTTCTTTTCAAGAACATCAACAACAGCATCCAGTCTTGCTCCAAATTTTGTGGAAGTCGTATTTGATACTCGGTAAAACTTTCCATCTTTTTCAACAATCGTGCCGCTTCCGCCCTTGTGGTCTCGCGCAGATGGAGTGGGATATAGATTCTGTTTCTCGTAAATTTCAACTGCTTCCGGGTCTACCTGTTCACGAAGGTTGGCTGGTCTTTTCCTTCCTTTTCTGGAAGTTGTTGCCTGTTTTATCAGGGCTTCTTCACTACGCTGCGGAAGATGATCCATCGTATTTGGCGTTGCCCAATTTTCACGCTCAATTATATCTACGGTTGTCTCAAGTCGATATTTTGGATTGCCTTCAGCAATTTCTTTTTCGCTAGACCCGTTTGCAGAACTCACCCTTACTGTAGGCCACTGCTTTTGTTGATCCACAGCATCTTTGAGTTTTACACCAAACCTGACACCATCAGCATTTACTCGGCTAAACGACCCATCTTTTAATTCAACATTTTTGGCTATCCCACCCTCCGTATCAACAACTTTGGGAGTGGGCCATGACTTCACCGCTGTAGCCAAGCCATCTCCACTGTGCTTACTTGCACCCTTGCGATTGTAGTTACCCATTACGCTTGGAGTGGGCCATGACTTAACCGCTTTGCTCAAGCCTCCGCCCGTGCCTGTTTTCGGATTGATTCCGCTTCGCTCAGTGGATGTTGGAGTGGGCCATGATAAAAACCCGTTTTCTCTGATGAGGTGCATAGACCTCTTCCGCGCTAAATATGCCCCACGAGCTTTTGTAACCGAGTTCTTCCAGATCTCCAATGACCTCTCTGAGTCCAAGGCTGATGTGTCCTTCGACATTTTCAAAGAAACATCGAACAGGTCTAATTGTTCTGATGTGATCCCGGATGAACGGCCAGAGGTGTCTGGGGTCCGCCCCTCCGGCACGTTTCCCGGCTTGCGAAAAAGGCTGACACGGGTAGCCCCCCAACAGGATGTCAACTCGGTCTCTAAAGATTTCCGCTGGCAAGGTTTTAAGATCCGTGTATATAGGTGAGGGAGCCAAGAGACCCTTTTCCATCTTTGACACCAAGTTTTCAATTGCGAAGGCTTCGATCTCCACATGAGCGAGGACTCGATGTTTAGTCCCGGTAAGTTCAAGTCCTCTTTCGATGCCACCATATCCGCTGCAAAGCGAGAGTACAGTTGGTGCGTCTTCGGGATTATCCACATCGTTCTGCCGGGGGGACATTAAATCCCATCTCTGATGAAACCCTTATCAGTGTGTCGATCAATTCGCTATAACTGATTCGATTTGTTTCGCCACTTCTTTTCTGTGGCCTCCTTCTGACACCAAATTTTGTTTCCACTTCAACACTCCCATAAGTCACGCAAAGTAATTCTTCATGAATCTCGTCCGGGGTCATTCCACAGAACCTGCCAAACTCTCTAGCCCACTTCCGATAATATCCTTCCTGCCTCCGAGTACGCTCTGCGACAATCGGATCAATTAATACTCGGACACCAAGCTTGGCTTTCTTGCCAACGTCCACCAGTCGCTGAGAACAATCCGGGTCAATATCCACAACCGTTCTGAATAGCTGAACAATTTTATCTGATTCAGCTTTTTGAATTCTTAATTCCATCTGGATCATACCCCTCGATTTTTATTGTGCCATCGCCTATGCGTCTGATAATTGTTTGAATTACACAGAATAAAAACTGTTCGCTGATGTCGATCTTTTTTGACCAACTATTTTCGAGATGAGAAAGGCTTGGATCGTTTCTATCGAAGGCATTGTGACACCTGTAACATAAATCGGCACAACAAATGTCATGCACTTTTATGCTTTTGCCTTTACCAAAACTTTGTGACCGAAACCCTTGGTAATGCGCTGCAACCACGGTGTCATCCGCAACACCGCAGTTTACGCATGTTTTATCTCTGGCTGCGTTAAGCAGCTTTCTGGATCGAATCATCAAAACGGAATATCATCCGTGGATTTAGCTTGAGCATCCTGACGCTTGTAGTTGGTAACCTCGCCATACAGCGCAAACCATTTGTTACCACTCTCTCTGGCGGTATTTTCATAAGCAGCAAGCTGAATTTCAACATTGCCATGCTCATTCACATCGCCTTCTTTTCTTCTTTCAATGAGCTTTTTCAGTTGCTCATCGGTCACATTCAGAACACCCTTCCAATCTGGATGGTTTTCTTTTGACTTGTGCTTGTTCGCCCACAGGCCATTGTTTTGCTTTGAAACAAGGTTATAGTTATCACTCATTTTTATCTCCTTCCGGGTTTAAGTGTAGGTTCTTTTGTGCAGTAAATAAATCCATGAGTCTCTTGTATGTTGCTTTAGAGTTCTCTTGAATTTCGGTAATCAGCTTTTTGTTGTCACGATACATCTTATTCAAATCATCAACACTTGCAGTGGACTTGCTCATAATCAAATTGAAAAGAGACAAAATCTCATCTGCGTGTTCATCCGTTATCTCACCATCGTAAGTGATTTTCAGATTGTTTTCTGGTGGAGAATCGTTCTGCTCGACCCACTCATCCAATGCCTTGTCTGGCTTTGCTTCTGATTTTGGCTTTGGCTCTGCTTTTGGTTTCGGACTCGTTGGTGCTTCAGCCTTGTTGTTAATTGCATTGTCAACCTCGAAGCTACTGGCATACTCCCCACCGCTGAGACCACACGCAGCTAACGCTCTGCCAATGGAGCTGGTACAACAGTTCTCTAATGCGCTGGTCTTGTTAACTGGCCCGACACCCCGGTACTCCTCTGCAAACTCTGTTGCGATAGGAACCCACGAACCATCACGCTGCACAGAGACCGTGGCTTTTACAATGACTTTAGTGTCATCGCACACCACAATCTCCGTAGATATGTTTGCTCCACATCCAAAGGCTTCTCTAAAAGCCTGTACACGTTGCGCCACCATCGTATACTTCTTGCCTTTTAAGTTCACCTTCATGGAATCATCAAGATTTTTAATTCTATCTATTGCATTTTGCAACCTTTCATCCCTCTCTGACATTTTCAAACCCTCTTTTATTTATCATTTCGATAATTTCGTTTGCATCTAGCTGACGAAAAACTTCTTTGTCGAGAGTCAAAACAACTTGATCGTTTTTAAATATGCTCACACTGTCTGGACTGACAGTGAATTTGATCGCCTCGCCCCTCGCTTGCTGAATTATTCCCAAAACTTTTGGGATGATTGAAGTGCTTTGATTCAACTCTTCTTCACGCATGTGTGATTTCCTTTTGATATTGATCGCAAAACTCTGCGACCTTACAATAGTTTTGCGAACATCTAACAGGGTCACCCTTTCGTTCTTCAATAAGAAAGTTATTATCGAACCCCTCTTTCTGAAAAAATTGCTGGGCCTCATCCAAGCTATCGAATAACTTTATAGCTCTCTTCACGGTTTTCTTTTTGACTGCAAACTTTCCTCCACGCAGCCATCTTTCTTTGTCAGAACACAAAGGCAATCCATCTCCAACGAGATTGTTGAACTCTGCTTCCTGATGAAGTTTGACCCTTCCCTCTACATACTGTTCCGTAGTCGCTTCATCCCACAACGGGATATCTACAATCATTATTGGAGCGTTAGGATAATCCTCTTTCATCTCAGCCTCACGTTTCTTCCAGTCTCTCAGGACTGCAACAATCTGAAGCTTATTGACCTTCACACCTTTTGCTTTGCGAACTAAATATGCGTATGCGTTGAGTTGATTGTGCCATTCTTCTTTGTCAAAGATAACAGACCACACAGAAGTACACTTGTAATCCATAATGGTAATTGAGCCATCGGATTCTGTTTTTTGGATATCAATAGCACCGCTGACTTTCCATCCGTCAATATCAACAAACAGACGTTCTTCAGAAAGATAGTCACCTTCTGCACAATCCTCAAAAATATTGTGGACTGCCGTCCCAAGAATCGACCAAATCTTTTCAGAAACATCCTCGACAAGATGCTCTTCATTCTGTTCTCGCTGAATCCGTACTCTTGGAGAGTCAATTAGAGTCGTAATTGACCTGTGACTATCGCCTTTTGAATAGCTGTCGTTAGTGAGAGCTTTGTAGACAGGGTCAGGCAGATTGAATTGGTTGGTCGTTTTCATCCCAGTCCTCTATCCTAAAAATCCTGATTCCACCCGGTACAGTAATCGTCTTCCAGTTTGTCTTTGGATTCTTTTGATGAAAGCGACTCACTCGCTGACGCACCACATTGATTTCCTTTGTTGTCTTTACCGGGACGAAGAGACTCGCCCCCACCTGCATCTGATCCAGTGGCAGCTTCGGAACTGTCACAGGCATCTCCATATTCTCCTCGATCTTCATTATAAAAATCCTCCATCGGAATTATGCCGGCCTCTTGCAAAGCCAGAAAATATTGTCCCATCTTGCTCATTGGACCGCCCTCAGTTACAATCTGTTTGCGAATCGTAAACTTATGGTGTCATAATGTCAAACAATCAGAACGTCATTGAGTTTGAGATTATAGGTGAACCCGCAAGCAAAGCAAACAGTAGAAAGCTCGTCACAATTAAAGGCAGACCAGCCTTTATCAAGTCCGAAAAAGCTAGGAAATACGTCAAATCTTTCCAAGAACAATGCCCAAAGTGTGATCCGTTGTTTGAAGGAAATCTATCAGTGTTCATTACCATTCACTACGCATCACGGAGACCTGACCTTGATGAAAGTGTCATTCTTGATGCCATGCAAGGCTTAATATATGCAAACGACAGACAGGTCAAAGAGAAACACATCTTCTGGGGACTTGATAGAAAAAACCCCAGATCAGAAATTAAAATACAAAGTTTATCGAAAGATGATTAGGCGAATATTTCAGGATTTATGTTCGTCTGAAAAGAAAATGCGAGAGGACGCAGAAGAGTTTGTTCAGTCAAAAAGGTTTGCTGATCTGATCGAAATGTCAGGCTTAAAAAGCGGATATCAACGAGCGGCACAAGAGATTGAGTATTTGTCTTTGATACAAAGAAAAGCCGTCATTAGAAAAATGCTTAAAGCCTTGTAAAAAAAAGCCCTCACATGGAGGGCTAAGATTAAACGAAGGGCTGTTAGATAAACAGCGATTTCGTTTATACAGTAAACGAAGGAGAGGGTCAAATGAAAGAGTTGTTAAGAGAATTTGTGGAAGAACAAAACAAATCAGGCCGAGTGGTATGTCCAAACTGTTCACATGAAAGAAAAAAATCAAATGAAAAAACTTTAGGGATTACAATTACTGCAAGTGAAACTCTTTATCATTGTTTCCATTGTGACGTTAGCGGATGTATTCCCAAGAAGGCTCCGTTCTACGAAAAATATCTGGAACAAGACAACGTCATATCTATCCCCACTCAACTCAATTCAGAAAAAGAAATAATCAGAAAGTTTTTTAAGTCTCGCGGGATTTCTTTTGAAGACTGCCCCATGCCTGTCACTACCGGGAAAAAATACTTCGCCAAGTTTAAAGAAGAGAGAGAAGCAATTGGCTTTCTTTATGGAGATCCAGATGAGCCGTATGCAATCAAATGGAGACCAATTGATGGAAAAGCATTTACTCAAGACGGCAACGCCAGAGACTTCTATGGCATAAAACAAATCCCGGAAGATGCCGACACGCTGATAATAGTAGAGGGTGAAGCCGATGCAGTTGCTTTAGCGTCAATTGGAATCCCTGCGGTGAGCTGCCCAAATGGTGCGCCATCAAAAGTTTCAAATCGAAAGATAGATCCATCTGAAGATAACAAGTTCAATTACATATGGGAAGCTCGGCATGTAATAGAAAGAGTCGAAAAGGTGATTCTTGCAACAGACGCTGACGAGGCCGGAGAGGCTCTACAGGAAGAGATAGCTAGGCGTGTAGGTAGGGCTAAGTGTTGGAGTATTTCCTTGCCAGAGGGCTGTAAGGACGTTACAGACGCACTATTGCATCACGGAGAGGATATTTTACGATCTGCTATAGAAAACCCCTCCCCACTCCCATTAAAAGGTGTTTACGGTGCAAGCGATTACGCCATGCAGGTCAAGGACATCTACAATGAGGGGCTGGGACGAGGAACCAGTACAGGGCTGAAAACAGTAGATGAATTGTTTACCGTAGCACCGGGTCAACTTACCATCGTCACTGGGCTGCCGAACTCTGGGAAGAGTGAATTCTTGGATCAGATTATGATTAACCTAGCACAAAATAATTCGTGGAAGTTTGCTGTCGCATCCTTTGAAAATCCTCCAGCATTTCACATCGCCAAGCTTGCAGAGAAAATTACAGAGAGACCTTTTTTCAAAGGATTGAATCCTCGCATGGATGAGACTCAACTGAACGAAGCATTTGAATTCATCGACAATCATTTTGTTTTCTTGGACTCAAGGGATGGCGCAGTCAGCACGATAGACAGTTTGATCGAAAGGTTTAAACAGTCTGTTATGAGACTGGGAGTTCGTGGAATTATTATTGATCCATATAACATGATTGAACGAGAGGGAGAGGATGAGACCAGTTCGGTATCTCTGTTACTTACTAAGCTAACCACGTTCTGCAAAGCTCACGATTTACATTGTTGGTTTGTCGCTCATCCTGCAAAGATGTATCCGAAAGAAGATGGAAGCTACACAGTTCCAACTGGTATGTCGATCAGTGGATCAGCACACTTCTTTAATAAGGCCGACATTGGAGCGACAGTTCATCGAGGCAAGGACGGAGTTGAGATTCATTGTTGGAAGTGCAGATTCAAATGGGTGGGTCAGCAGGGAATGACAATACTGGATTACGATGTGCCGACTGGGATTTATTCTGATCGCCCGGTAGAAGAGTTTAATGAATCATTCGATCCGTCAAAAGTGAAGCCACACTGGATGGACGGAAGGGAGTCTGATTTCTGATGTATAAAATAGAAAACTACACAATCATTCCTGACAGTGATTACGGATGGACTGTCAAACTCAAGGACCATCGAGGTTCAATTCAATGGCAAGTTGATTTACAGAATAAAAAGATAATTGATGTCTGGGAAGATGAAAGATGCGGCATTACTAGAAAGCTTCCAAGAAATATAAAGGCTTTTATAGAACGCAAACTCAAAGGAGATGAATGATGGCTAAGACAAAGAAATTAAACGAGCCGCTGATTACGGCACACACAGGTGAGCTTCATTATGATTTTAGAACCAGCCAAGGCATTGTGACAATCAATGGAGGTCATGACAGACTTTTTGATACTGATGTCATGGTTGATATGTTAGATGATTGGATCACTCAACTAAAAAACTTTAGGGAAGAACTGTCAGGAGAAGAGCAGTTTGAATACGATGAAGATGGAGAACTCGTAAGCACAAAAGAAGAATTGCCTCCTGTCTACAATGTTTATCCTGAAAGAATTTTTGGTAAGGATGATATCCATCCAAGTGTCAGAGCCTTGTACTTTGAAAAAGATGATTCTCTTTTTTTAAAAGAAATCTTTCAGCTAAATACAAAGCGCAATACCCATTAGGATATATGATATGAAACACTTATTAGAAGCAGTGAAAAGAGAATTCGATTTGTGGAAAAAAAGAAGGGCGTATTTTAAGCGTCTGGAGAAAGAGTTTAAGGAAAGGCAAACTGGTTAAATTTTAACCAAAAGCTTTTTTTGTGTAAATATTACCAAAGTGTTCATGCGCCTTTCACGAAGGCAGCCTTTCCGAAAGTGGCTCTATAGCTTGCTTTCTGACATTTCTAAAAAAGTCGTTTGATATAATGATGGACAGAGGGGCAAAAGCCCCTTGTAATCTAAATAAAAAATACGAAGGAGTATTAAGATGAACGTAGGAGATTGTTACATAATTGAGTCAGGTGCAAATCAACATGGCACTGGAAGGCAGGTGGCGGTTGTTGAGCGAATAAATAAAAAAGGCGATGCCTATTGTAAAAAGTATAACCGCAACACTTGGAAGTGTGTTGCAAAAAACTACAAACTAGAGCCAGATAAGATTGTTTTACACTATGCTTCTTTACAGACCTTAAAGCATGTTTATAAAAGACACGCTAAGTAGTTTTTCTAAGAGGGGCGAAAGCCCCTTTTTTTATTTCGTTTGTCCACGCTTATTTCCTTGCTATATGTGAACTAAATCAACATCATTAAAAGTGATGGACAACTACTAAAAAGAGGAAACGTAATGAAGGCAACTTTGCAGGTTAAGGAAGTCTCCAAAATTCTGTCACTTGGAATTAATCAAACTTATAAGGCTTGTGAACGGGGAGAAATCCCTTCTATTCGCATGGGTCATCGCTGGGTAATTCCATCCAAAGCGTTCTTTCAATGGCTAGAAACCTGTGGAGGAAAGGTCAGGCCAGAAGGCAATAACCATGAAAAGAAGACAAAACGCTTTAAGCTAGTCCAAAAATAATTAAGCCCACACCTTAGTCTTCTTGCCACCGTCATAATAAACTGCCAGCCCTGAGTCTACTAGGAGTTGGCAGATATCCTGACCATCCGCTGTATAGGGTGTGCCAAGTATCCTTCCATACTTCCCTCTGGACTTTCCTTCACCTAAAGAGGAGATGAAGAACTTCTCCCCTAGCAGATCAGTCAGTAACTGCTTGGCTTTGAGACCCAAGGCTTTCTCCGCTAGGTTTCTGGTTCGGCTTTCCGGGGTGTCGATGTTGTACAGGCGAACACGTTGTTTGTGCATCCACACATTGAATCCCAAATCAATATCACAATCGAAGGTATCCCCATCAATGATCTTGACTAGGGTAGCTTTATATATATATGGATTCATGATGATAGTACCTTCTAAAAAGAAGCGTTATCTGTATCCCCCCGGTCTCAAAAACCGGGTGGCTGGTGTGCTTTCAATCGAGGAGTAAACCTCTGGAAGGTTTATCGCATTCAATAAGTAATCGTTAAGCAGCAGTTCCAGACGTTGTTTTTCTTGAAGCTTTGCGTCCTGATCCAGATCATCTCTTTCAATAAGCTCTTTGATTTCCTTTCTAACACGATCCACTTCTCTTCGAGCCTGTTTAACTCTGCCCTTTTCCCTAAACAAATCTTCTCTTGCATAAAAGAAAGCTTCTGCTTCTTCTTGTTTGCCAGCTTCTTCCATTGATTTCATGGCTTGCGTAGCCATAGCAATTTCGTTAGACAATTCATACACCTGAGAACGTAGCCCGGACGGAGCTTCTTTCGCAAAGAAACGTCTTATCACAGGCATCTCTAGCATCGGAACTGCTGGCGGCAATCCTCTTTGAGTCTCTGCATGACTTCTAACTATTGCATCAACAATATAGGAAACATAACCGCCCATTGTCCCGGTATAGCCTTTTATCAGGTGATCTACCTTCATCGGGGACATATCTATTGCCTTTCCGATAATCTTTGCAGCCTCTGAACTATATGGGCTTACCTGTTCTTCCGGGTATCTCGCTCCTCCCCCTGCGCCTTCCATTATGTAAGAAGGAACAATAGACCTGCCAGTAAACCCGTCATAGTTAGCCAACACTTCAATGAAAGGGCCGACAAGCTGAATATCCAAAGGACTGAGCTTAACGACATTGAATATTTGATGGAACAATGTATCAAAGGTTTGTTTGGCGGTGTAATCAAACACTTCTCCATCCCTACCCATTGACTTGTTAATTGCTTCTGCATTGGCGTTAAAGAGTGCTTCCGGGATAACCTTGCTGATTAAGCCAACCTCGAATGCTGTTGGCATTTTGAATGGAACACCAAAGGGTGTTTTAATAAGGAAGTTAAGCTCCCTTGTAACTGAGTTTTCTTCTTTATACTCATCTTCATCGTGCATCATCATCCAGTATAAGAAAGTTATCCCTGTAAGAATCGTTAATCTGGTAAACGCCCTTGCCTTGATTTGATTTGCAGTTTGCTGCTGCATCGCGCTCTGGCTTCCAGACAATGCCCGGAACAATACATCCAGACCCTGTATTCTCGCATTAAGGAAAGGCACTGCGGCTGTCACATAGCGGAAGGTCTGGTTTCTACCTCTTCTCCCGAAGTTCATTACTTCCTGCGCCTGAAAAGCCGCCTCCGCATGGTTTGCCGTTCTTGCAAGCACATCTTTATAAACAGCAAGCCTTGTTGCCGCATCGGACTTGGTAGTCATTGAGCCTAGCCCGTCCCATATGGCTGTAAAAGGATTTAGTTTTGAAGCAAAGCTCTTCTCGTTTCTCTTTCTTTCTTTTTCAAAATACTTTGTGATATCCGCTTCTTGTCGGCTAAGATCGTAACCCTGAACCAGACCGAACCTGTTTAATTCAGAAACATCTCCCTTGAAAAACTGTTTTAGTGTACTAGCCATAGGAATTACATTTCTGACGCTTGCCCCTGTAGTCACATAGGCAGACAAGCTATCCCTCAACAGGTTGGCTAAAACAAAGTCAGGGGTTCTGGTAATCGTTTCCCTGAGAATGTTTGAAGGCAGATTAAGCGCAGTAAAAAACGCTCCGCCCTCGATTGCATCCATAGGCATCAACGCTTCAAACACAAGGGGATCATCAATAATAAATTTTCTAGACACTCCCTGAACTTTTAGTTCAACGATTCCATTTTGTTTTGCAGTTGATTTTGGAACTTCCCTTGCCAAACCTAGCTTTAACATGTCTCTTACGACACGTTGCTGTGCAATGTTGTTCATCCCCATTTGGACCGCTGCCATGAGGTTTCTGGTAATGGCCACAGTAGGATCTAGGTTGACAGCACTTTCACTGCCTTTAAGCTTGGTAAAGGTGGCAGCCTTGGTCATGTTACCAAACATGTTTTGAGCGTAAGTCTCAACCTCTCCTCCGCCTACCTCTGCGGCTCTGTAAAACGGATAGTAAAAAGAGTTTGCAAATTCTTGTGCTGTTTTCGCATCCACCACCCCGGAGTCTTGCAAAAACTGTATGGTAAAGCCGTTGAACGTCTGCCAGTCATCATAGACCTTACGCATAATGCTTTCGCCATTCTCATCAACATAAGCCTCTTCAAGGTATTTTGCTTTAGCTATGTCTTCCTTAGTGACAGGCGTTTGCTTTCCTTGTTCGTTCAGGAACACTCCTCTCTGGATAATCGCATATGTTTTCCATTCTCTTTCAAGGTTTCCATACTTGAGGGACTGGAGAGGAGATAAGACTTCTATTAAGGATTTTTGAGTTATATCTATCTGAACTGCGCCATCCCGGTAAAACACCGTACCGTCCTTGATTAGGCCAGCAGTTACGCCTATGGCTCTATCTGCGTTCAGTAAAGCAGTGTAAGCACTTGAGTCTGCTGTTTGACTTAACAGGTCACGATTCTTTGCTTGGAGATAACCAACCCTTGAAAAACGATCTATGAAAGCCTGTCTGAACTTGTCAAAATAATACCTGAAACGGCTGGACTTGGAGTTCTCTCCCAAGGGCAATACCGTGTCGTTATAGATATCAATTTGGTTTCTTGGCTGGGGAGCTTCACCTGCCACCCTGTCCATCATTTCTTTTATATCAGCAGGTTGCTCTGGCCTGAACCTGATACTCTCAAGCATACCTGTATCAACAGCACCAGCATCAGGGTTTCTAGCTACATACTGGGCTTCTGGGGAGGCTTTAGTGCTATATGGGGGTACTGCTATGCCTTTGCTTGCTTCCGCCTCTTCAGCGTTCTTAGCAAGGGCTTTTTCTATCTGTTCCGGGGAGTGCGTTCTTTGTGTCTTTGGTCTAGACCTAGTGTCTCTTCTTCTGGAGACATCGGCAGGCTGTTTAGTTTCGAGAGACCCTGAAACAACTTCTTCTGTATCAACTTCTCCTTCTGAGAAGGCATCGATGAGTTCATTGATTTTATCACGATTTACTCCCTCCGCTTCATACCAAGGATAACCAGCTTCTCTGTATTTATTTACAAGAAACCCTTTTGGAACTACTTTATTTACACCTTGTTCTCTAAACTTATCTAATAAACCTTTAAATTTATCAAGAGAAAACTTATGAATTGTACCATCGCTTTTAGGATAAAGTATATACGGAGTTCCTTTTTTGTCTCTCGCATACACTGAGCCAAACGAATATTGATGGAATCTTCCCTCTGATGCACCTATATCTGCATAAGAATCCGCCAGAGGCTGATCAATTTTTATTTCATTTGTCAATCCTTCGATTGAAGGATGAGACACCACTTGCCCAGAGTCTCTTACCCAGCTTTCCCAGTGATATCTTCCAACAGAAGCATCTTTTGGCCTTCCTACACGATCATAAAGCTCCTGTATTCTAGGTTGTAACGATCTTTCAATAGCTTCATATCTAGCCAGACCATGAGCATCGTCAAACAACGTGGCAACATCATCATAAATAAGCTTTCCAAACTTACCAGCATCCCACATGGAATTGATTTGTATTCTATCAAGCACAACTACATCATTCCTTCCTGTCATCAATAACACAAAGGAAAGCACTTTGTTTTTTATGCCCATTCCTTGTCCAAGCGCATAATATCTTCGCCTGACTTCAGATGTTGGAATTGATCTGTTTGAAACAAGATCGTGTAACACTTCCAGCCCTGACCTTCCATCGGACATTCTTTTTGAAAGCTTCTTTAAAAATATCTTTCCAAAATCATTGAGGTTTGACGTTGCTGATTTGGATGGGGAAAACTTTGGCAACACCGTTGATGTCCAAGAAAGATAATTGTTCACATCTTCTTGAGTCCATTCTTTTTGTATTGCTTTGTCTATAAACTCAGACAACTCTTTTGTTGCCGCAACATCAAGAAAGGCTGCTTCATGGGGATACGCTGAAAGCATTCTTGAAAGCATCCCCCAAAGCATGAGCTTCGCTGTTGTATCTGGACCTACATCTCCATCTGCATAGGCTTTATTCATCACCTCAACAAGCTCAAAGCCTTCCTTCGCTGCTTTAACTTGCGCTGGTGTTAACTGGGAATGTTTTTCCTCCCAGTCCTCTATGTTGTTGACCAGAGAAATAAGCCCTGTAGGGGCTGGTGGTGTTTCATTATCACCAAGAAGTTCTCTTTCAAATCGTAACCAAGATGCTTCACTGCCCAAGGGGTCGGGATGCCTTCTGGCTAACTCATCAAAACGCTCACCTTGCGCCTGTCCATTTTGAGGATTAAGTGCTTTTGGCATAAATGTCTTTCCTGACACCTTGCCTCTGGATTTTTTAATGTACATCCCCGGAATGCCATGTTTCGGCTCAAACCTTTTTGAATATCTGGTTTCATAATCTGGGTCTCTCTGGGCGTTTTTAGCCAAGACAAGCGGTCCTACTTGAATCACCTCATCCGCAGAGGTAACTGGTTCTCCTGTTTTTCTATCGTAAAAATAAGAATGTCTTTTTGGATCGTAACCAACCTGAGTCCATTCAGGATCGTTAAGGGCGGCTACTGCTGCATCGTAGTTTTCTCTGTCCGATCTTTCTACGAACTCTCCTTCAATCCTAGCAAAGGAATTTTTATTGTGTCTCTTTTTTAGCTTTGTTGCTTTTTCTTCTGTTATTTCTCCAGCTTCAAGCTTACGATTGATTTCAGCAATTCCCTCTTCGGCTTCCATAACAAGTTGTGCCGCTGCCTGAGAGGTTCTTTTTGTAAAATCTATTTTTTGATCGCCTTTGCTTTTTATATAAACAGTTGCCCTATGAGATGTTTTTTCTAGCCCATCTTCACCTTTAAAATGAACTGTTGGAACCCAAGCTGAGTCAGGAAACTTTCTAAGGTAAGCCGGGATATCTAATCTTATACCTACAAACTCACCATCCTTTACTTTTACCTCCTTGTAAAGATTTGGGACTTTATTAGCAGCCAATGCTTTTTCCATTTGCTCTATTGTTTCTGGCAAAGGAACTTCTGTATAAGGCTTTATGGTTTCAAGAACTATTTCATCGTATTCCTGTCTGGTAATCACACCAGACTTATACGCCAAATAGCCTCTTTTAACTGAGGGCGTAACACCGAATTTTTCAGAGTTTATAATTTCCAAATCTTCATCAGAAAGTCTCTTAGAGTAAAGCATTTCCGATTGACCCATGTAAGGAGTGTCAAACAAAACAATGTTTTCTGCTGTCTGCCTTCCAGTCCCGGTTCGCCTCATGTCCTGATCTAAAAACTTAACCCCGGTGTAGCCTCTTCTTGTCATTTCATTTTTAAAAGAAGAGACATTTTCATCCCCGACAAATTGCTCAAACAAGGGGTCTAAAAGCTCATAGATATTTGCCTCATTTGAACTTAAATTTGGATTTACAGGCTCTATGCCCAAGTCGGCTATAACTTCCCTTGCTTCTGGTTCATTAGCAAGTTTTGTGGAGTCAATGAAAAAAGAAAAGAGCTTGTCTTCTGATTGAGGTATATCTCTGTCTGCCCTGAAAGCATAAGACTCTGCCTGATCTCTATCTTCAGAAACAAATGTTAAACCGCTCGCCTGTCTTCCGGGTGAGTCTAAAGTCCCGCCATGATAAACACGAAGATCGCCCTCTGGTACAACTCTGCCCACATCAAGAGGAATTTCTGAATCAATTCTTGCAAGTTCATTTTTTAAATTATCCAATAAGGCTTGTTGTTCTGAAATTTGCCTTGATAATTCGTTTGCCTTCTTCTCAGACAAGAAAGGCCCATCCACTCTTAATTCAGATTCAAGGCGATATATTTTTTCCTCAACACTTTGTATCTGGTCTATAAGAGGCTCGGTCAGTCTTCTTGATTCAAGGAAGTCTGCCTCTGCCTGCTTTCCTATCGGACCTCTGGCAGGTGGACGCTGATCCACAGCTTCTTCTGCATCTTGGGCTTCTTGTACTTCTTCTGTTTCTTCAATATCCTGTACAGGAGAAATAGCAGCCTCACGAATTACACCCCTATAAGTTGAAGGAAGTTCTTTTTTGTCTTTTGCTCTTTGTTTTTCTGTTAATCTCAGGGATCGAACCGTTCCTTCTCTTCTTGCCCCTATCTGGCCTCCGCTGATTCCGTCAATCAAATCACTAAAACTGGTGTAACCAACAGTGTCCTTGAAGCCAAACATTCTTTTAATAAACTCAAGAATTCTTTTCATCAGGGATCGAGGCTTTCCACCTATCCCTTTTAATCTGCCCTCCAAACCAGCCCGGACAAGTTCTGCTACAGCTTCTTCCATCTTGACGGTTTCAGATTCTTCTTTATAAGCTTGATTGGCATACTCTGTAAATGTCAGACCAGCACCAGCCATTCCTTCCGGGCGAACTGTTCTTGAAGCTAATTTTTCTAACAACTCAAACTCTTGCTGGGTGATAAGGTCAAGCTGGCGCATGGCATGAAGAACTTCATGATTCAATATGCTTATTGCCAGTTGCTCCAGATTGTCCCCGGTGTACTCCGGGTTAGCTTTTATAGATTCCAGAGCAATAAATATTTCGTTGAGGGCAGGCTCATACCCTCCCTCTACGCTGTCAGGACGCTTATCCTTGCCAAGGATCAGATTTCCATCAGCATCTCTAGCCGCCTTGGACATCAAGTCCACAACATTTGTTCTAACTCTATCTAAACCGAAGCCCTTCATTACCTTGTTCAAGGCTTCCTGCACTCGCTTTCTTTCCTCACGCTCTGACTTTTCTATTTCAGCCGCTCTTTTTTCAGCTAAATCCGCAGCTTTTTTTGCTGATTCTTCAGCCTTGGCTGCTTCATTTCTGGCAGCAGCAGCTTCTTGAGCTTGAGCCTGTACGCCTATATCCTTTTCGACATCCCTGATTAGTTTTTTGTACTGGAACTCAGTGATTGCACTAACGCCATCGCTAACAGCCCTTGCGTCAGGAACTGCTCCTCTTTCAATAAGTTCTTTGGAAACATACTCGTATTGAGCCGGGGAATACGGCTTGGGAGCAAAGAAGGGGATTCTGGTGGGTTTCTGGAACTTGGGAAGATTTCTAAGCGTGTTGTATACAAGCCTTCTATCTATATCAGACATCTCCGGGATTTTAGCTTTACGTTTCCCGGTTGCCAGAGAAGCAATGTATCTTATTTCTGGGGAGTTTATATCAGAACTAATATTTTTGAATTCAAGAATGCTTTCTATATCACTAACTGAGATTTCGTTTTTACCAAACAGTTCAGAGAAAAAGCGCAACGGACCCATGCCATCTATTGACGCTTCATTCAAAGCATTCGCATATTGTTGTGCGTCTTCTATTGAAGAGAAGTTTACTCGCTGATCATCCTCGGCAAGTCTTTTACCTATCCTGTCTAGGTTTTGTCTTCTCGTCTTGATGACATCGCCAAAGCTGGATACGACCACAGGCTCACCATCTCTGGTTTCTGCGCTATAGGTGGCTCCATCATAATTGACATCATATTTCAGAAGTGAAGGGAACTTCTTGCCAAGAGCTTCTTGCGCTTCTTTTACAGAAAAAGAGCGGAGAACAGGCTTGCCGTCCCTGATTCTTGCCAAGTTAATTTTTTGAGCGGCAGAAAGCTGATCACCTTTCATTGTGCCTTTGATTATGGCTTCTTTTGCTTCTTCTGCGCTTAATCCTTCGTTCTCAAAACCATTCTCTACAGTCGTTCCAGCAGCCATGTTGATCTGGTCAATACTGAATCTCTTTTCATCCGGGTGAAGAAGTCTTCTGGCAAACCTCCTCAATACATTTCTTTGCCCAAAAGAATAGTTTTCTGGAGTTTGGTCTATGACTGTATCAGTGTGGAATCTTAGTGTTTTATCTACCTCTTTGGCATTCAACTCGATTGCTACTGTGGCAGCAACAAGCGGATCATCAAAGGAAGCAATGACATTGCCAGCCCTGTCCATTACATCGCCAGTGTAATTTTTAAGACCTTGCTGATTTACACCCCTGATTGAGCTAAAAGAGTCTCCGTGGCGAACCTCTACATCTTTTGCAAAATTCTTGGCAAAATCAACACGCTCTTGCTCTGAGCGAAGGGCTGCTGTTTGTGGTTCTTTAATTCTGGGAGCCGGGAGTCTTCTATCAAGAGGAATAGGCTCTCCTGCTTCTCTCAAGGCTTCTTCTTCGCTAACGCCCTCTGCCAGAAGTTCTGCAAGTCTATTCTGCCTGCCTGCTTCCAGTTCAGCGTTCTCTGCTTCACGAAGTCCTAATTCTTTCTTTATTGCCTCCTCTGTCAGGGCAAGCTCTCTATCATAGAACCGATCCCCACTGGCCTCCTCTGGGGAGCCTAACGCCCCGGTAATTCCACCAAGAGGCGCACCAACACCAAACTCCAAGGCTCCTTGGTAAGGAACCCCACGGAACAGAGGCGTATCAAATCCCTCATTCCGCAAGGCTGTATTAGCAGCCAAGGCTTCATGCGCTCCCTGCAATCCTTCCGGGATCGCTTCCTCGATGGCTCCTTTCCCTGCCCGGATCGCCACATTCTGAGACATCTTGTGAGCTACTTTCTTTCCTAGAATCCTATTTATAATCCCTCTTTCAACACCCGTTCCGCCAGCAAGCAAGCCAAGCCCACCGCCAGTAAGAAGCTGATACCAGTTGTCCCCGGTAAGTTCTTGTGCTTCTAACGCTTTTTGTTTTGCAATTTCTTCTGGAAAGTTATTCTTGATGTATTCACTATATACCGCATCATAAATACCCTCCCTTATAAAGCCTGCTCCTTGTACCGCAGCAACCGCTCTGTTCGCTGCAATTGCGCCTAGAGGACCGCCAAACAACCCTCCGATACCAGCCGCAGCAATCTGAGGGATCATTGTTCCAACAGCTTGAGCGGTTAAATCAATAGGAGCAATAGCAAGGGATTCACCAGCCGCATAAAGCTGATCTGCTATTCCTTTATCTTCAGCTTCTTTTGCTATTTTTGCTATAGCTTGCTGATCGTTTTTTGCTTGAGCAGAAAGATATTCCTGTAACAGTCTTTCTGTTTCATCCATTGAATCGGATATAGCGTTATCTACACTAAACAGACCGCTTGTTATGCCTTGAATTCCTGTAGTGGTTCCAGTGGCAATGTTTGTTAAGGCATCGCCAATACCCTCAAAAAACCCTAGCTCTTCATCTTCCTCCTCTTCTTCTTCAAACACTTCTTGAACTTCAGGAAAAAGACCAAGCCCGGCAAAATCTTCTTCAACTGCAAGATTGTTCGCAATAGCAATATTGGCTAAATCAAGCGCACCCATATCTTCTGGAACATTGTATAAAACAGTTCCATTAGGAAGAGTTATCTCCACTAACCAACTCCTTCAAGTTCTATACCACTAAAATCAACACGACCCCCTCCAAGGCTTTGCATAATTCGGTTGAAATACCGATCTATAATATGATTTCGCCATGCGTCCTTTCTATTTTTGTTATTTGTTTTAAAAGAGGAAGGAGGGTTGGGATTGTCTTTCAAGTAATCTCCAGCTTCTCTTAAAGCGGTTTGAAATATTGCTCTTTTTGTCGTTTCTGTTTGCTTCGTTTCTTCTGTAGAAAAACGATCTGCATACTGTTGCACTTTGGCTGCTGCCGCCAATGCCTGAATGCCTCTTGCTCTGTCAGCTTCTAGTGCTTTCTGACCAGACATCCGTTCTTGCAATCTCAACTTCATCTCTCGATCTCTTTCTTTCGACACAGACTTGGCTGCTCTTTCTAAGCCTGTTTGCAGACTGCCACCCATTATTCCAAGGCCAAGCTGGGTCAGGGCATCTCCCTTTGATTGTCTTCTGCTTTGCTCAATCAAATCAGAATAATCGAGAAGCGAGGCATCCTCATCTGTTTCAAGGGCTGATCTACCAAAACCTATCAAGTCTCCCAGCAATGATCCTTTTATATCATCTTCTTTTGTTTTTCTAGAGTCAGCGTCTCCCAAGTTTTTAAATTTATTAAAAACTATTTCAGCACGTTCTTGAGCGTTAGAATTAACACCTTGTTTTTGCACTTCGTTAAATCCTGTTACATTTACATCTGAAGCAGTTCCATCAGGCCTAAGACCAGCTTCATAATTTCTTCTTAGTCTTGCTAATTCTTCTGCTTTTGTTGGTCCTTCATCACCAGATCCAAACAAAGAACGCATCCCACCAAAGAAATCTTTTACAGGCGTGTTGCTTCCAGACATGTCGGGGAGAAAACCACCCAGCACATCTTTTAATGCTCGGCTTTCTACTTTTCCATCCTCTCTATCTTGTCCTAAAGATTCAAACAAGTTTTCCCTTAAAATATTATTTTCATATGAAAACGGGCTTGACTGACTGTCACCTCTATTTACATTTCTTTGTAATCTGTCAAATGTTTGCTGTTGCTCTCTAGATGTTGGAATTACAGTCGTTTCTCCTGAATCATCTGTTGCTATATAAGGCTGTCTTCCTCTAAAACCCTCGCCTTCCATTTCATTAATTACCGACTGAATAATTTCTGGAGCAAACTCTCCACTAGCAGCAATATCATTTAGATTTTCTAAATTTAATAGTTTTTGATAAATCAAGTCTTTTTGTTTTTTCATATTATCTGCTGATAAAAGATTTCCTTGAAATCCTTTAGGCGCACCGGGCAAACCGCCCTGAAACATCCTGACTATCCCGCCTTCTGCCATACCCATTGGAGGCGCAGATAAACCAGCTATACCTTGGCTATCCATAGGAGGCATCTGTGGCTGCATTTGGGGTTGCATCTGTGGCTGTTGCATCTGAGGTTGCATAGGAGGTCTGTTAGACATGATGCCTTCCATCATAATTTGCTCGGACACCGTTTCTTTTTTAGGCTGCTCCTGAAGCTTTTTACGCATATCTGTTCTGCGTTGTATTTCAGATATCAAAAGGAACTGGGGAAGCTCTCCTGTAGGAGCCTTCATCTGTTGCTGTAAAACATTATCTGGAAGACCTTTAATTAAGTCTTCTTTTTCCAGAATGTTCATCATTACCCTGCACCTCTTTGTAGCTGATTATAAAGTCCTAGACCTGCAATACCTGCACCAATGGCTTGCTGACCAAAGCTTGGAGTTTGACCATAAGTTGCCGTGGTTTCTCCGGGTCTGACTGGAACCCCTTGCAGCATAGAACTGTAGAACTGCAACTGCTCTCTCGGAAATGCCTGTTGACGTAAGAAATCCTGATAACCAAGATCCAGACTTCTTTGATATAGATCACGCTGTTGTGCGCCTACGCCCATCATGGCATTTAGTCTTTCTAGCTCCATCAGTTGTCGTTGTGCAGCAACATCTCCTAGCATTCCTGCTGCCGCAAGTCTTTGTTGATCTCCAGAAAGAAGCTGACCATAAGCTGACTGACCAAGCTCCGCAGCACGTTGCATAAGAGCCGCATTATACTGTTCTGCTGAAAACCTAGCCGCTCTATCTGCTTCATATGCCTGTCTAGCCGCCTCATATGCGCTCTGAGAGCCTCTGGTCTGTATATCGCCTAATTGTTGCCCAAGATTTCTTTCCCTCTCAGACTGCATGAGAGCCTCTCTATAGCCTCCCAGACTACCTGCTCCAGCAGCTTGCAATCCCATGTCTCTGCCCATCATGTCAGACTGCCTACGAGCTTCTCTTTTTTCTACATCTACAACAGCTTGCTGATAAGGACTCATGTAAGGATTAATTGCATCATATGTCATAGTCCCGCCATAACTCAGCGGAACAGATTGTGCGTATTGTGTGGATCGTAACATTGCATCTGCATAGGGGCTTCCAGATCCGACCTGACCAGCAATCATTGCCTGTGTGTCCAGTTCTGGGCCAGTGCCGCTTACGCCTAGTGCTGATATCCTGTCCATCGCAGTTTGTTCTTGGGGAGAGAACATTGCCAAACGAGAACCAGCGTATGGAGTGTAAGGCACTGCGGATTCATAACCCACTCGCGCCATAAGATCCCGGTAATACGGTTCTGCATATGGGGGCAAGTTGCTTTGTGTTACATCAGACGTTGTATGAGTCGGGCCTCCGCCACCACCTTTAGACATCTTCAAATACCTTTTCATAGACAGCATAAGACTTATCAAAGCCGTCTTTTTCTAGCCATTTCCAAAAACCAAACCTAGCTGTTCCCTCTACACCTTCACACTCGCTATCTGCGGCAAATGATTCAAGCGTTTTCAGCATGTTTGGATACCATAAATCAAAATTTTCACCACCTAAAAACTGGAATGCCAACATCTTGCTGTTGGGGTAGCTGATAACTTGTGTTGTAACACACCCCATAGAGTTATTGTTTTCATCCCAAGCAATCCACAAATTTTGCTGACCTGTAACCAACACCACCATTAAATGCTCAAGCGTCCACCTGCCTTTTGATCTTTCAACTGCTGGACGCAACTGTTCTCTTACCTTCTTCCATAAAAACGATATTTGATCTGGAGGAATTAAAGTAATGTTGCTAACGCTTTCAGCTTTCTTTGGAGAAAAAACAGATTCCATATCAACTATGTTTGAGGGTCTGTTCATCGAGGCAATGCTCCTTCATAAGGTTGAGGCTGTATAGTACCACCGTTTCTTGCCATCCTAACCTCGTCTAACATCTCGTCAAGCTCTTCTGCTCCTGCTTCTGAGCTTCCATCTCCTATGCCAGAAACCACATCAGCAGGGACGATGTATTCTCCCGGTGAAACAGCTACTCGCTGCTGATCCCCAATCATTCCCATTACCTGATCATCCATACCGCCTCCAGCACCTGTAATCATGCCTTCAGTTTGGGCGTTTGGTTCAACCATTCTTAACACATCATTTCTAAGTTGACGGAATGCTTCAACACCATACTTATCAATAAAGGAATTAATAATTGCATCAGGCTGATCAACTCTTCCAAGAACAGCTTGAACAGTTTGTGCAACTAACGGATCTTTTGTGTCTATTGGAGGTTTTTGCATAGGTGCTTTTTCTGCAACAAAATCTGTTTCAACAGACGCTATACCTCCACCGGGGACAGATGTTTCACCAACAGCCGTTCTGAGCATCACTTCTTCAGGAGGAGCTTCTGGCGTTCCAACAGCTTGTTCAACACCCTGTCTTATAGAGTCAGGAGCCATTTCTGTTATGCCGCCTTCTTGAAAATATGTGGTCTTTCCAGACGGTCCAGCTACTGAAAGCCCTCCTCTGACTGATCTGCCTGTTTGTTGAGCTTGTCTTGCTGCTGCTCTTCTTATATGTTCTGGAATTACACGTTCAGACTTACCCTTGGCTTTAGACTCCGCTTCCTTCTTTGCTCCTTTTTTGCCAGTGTGAGGATTAACATACCCAAACTGACTTGCATAGTTATCCCAGTACGGTGAATCTGCTGGGTATTTCTTCATTAATTGTTTTTCAGAATGCTCTCTTACCTGACCTATTACTTTTTGTCTGGCAGCTTCTCGTAAGTCTGCTGAATCAACCTCATTGTTTATGCCGCTAACACCAATTCCCGCCCCTTCAACCGCTTCTGAAAAGAAAAAGTCACCTAAGTCTTGATCAACCACTCTTGCCTCAAACTGTTTTGTTTCTGGATTAAAAGTAACCATGTCCTCGTAAGACTTGGGCTTAGATGCAGAAGGGATGGCTCCCGGTGCTTGACCCACTCCCGCCAGAGGAGGTGGTGCAGGCGGTGTCACTGGAGGTTGTACTGGAGGTTGTACTGGGGGTTGCACTTTAGGCTGAACAAGTGGAGTCTGGACAAGCGGAGGTTGAACTGTAGGATCAACCTGCTCAATTGGTTGAGGCATCTGCTTTGTTCCAAGATTGCCGTAATAATCTGCAATGTTAGAAAGATAAGCTTCTCTGTTTAGAGGAGAACCAAAATAATCCTGTCCTTGTAATCCCATTGGAAGATTATAAGCCCTTGGCCTCATGCTTCGGTCTGGAGCCAAAGGAACCTCAGTGTCTTGGAAATACATATATTCAGGCTCAAATCCAGCCAAATATCCCTTTGGTGGCGCACTATGGTATCTTCCTCTCAGCCCCTGCTGTATTGCGATAGACCTTTGATTAGGACCAGCAACATTCAAACCTCTATAGCCACCCAAACCAAACATGCCTGTGCCAAGGCCAGCAATACCAGATAAAGGATCATTTGGATCTGATTGTCCTGAATCAGGGCCATAAAAGCCCCTGCTCTGGTCATAGAATGTAGAAAACGTGGGAGGAGGGGGAGGCTCTTGAGCTTCTGCTTGATCTGCTGTTTGTGCTGAAGCAGATGGGTCTTTAAAAAGGTTTGGGTAATTTGTTTTATACCAGTTGGTAATCGCATCTCGCTCTGCTTTTGTAAAATCAAGTGCGCCTCCAACTCCTCCTGCTTCGTAGGCAGCTCTTGCCGCTGCTATTTGGGGGTCTAAAGGAACATTCCCTCCTTCAGCTAAAGATACAATCCCGCCTTCTTGCATTTCTTTCTGGATTCTATCTTTCCATTTTGATCTTATTTCAGAGTCGGGCATGCTGTAAGTGGTGTATTCCACACGCTCTAATCCAGTATCATCTCCGCCCTCAAAAGAAGACCGACTATAAAGCTCTTTAAATCTTTCTAACTCTTCTTCATCTATTGCTTCTAAAAGAGATTGTGGAATATATTTGTCATCTCGATATGCATCTAAACGATCTGACTCTAGTTCTCCAGCATAATAAACTGGGTCGTTTTCTCTTAAAAACCGCAATCTTTGTTTTAATAAATCGCTTTGTCTTTCTAATTCAGGCATATACCTTGTATTTAATAAATCTTCTGAATCAGTAAAGCCAACAAACATATTTTCTACTCTTTCTTTTGCTCTTTCTTTTGCTTTAGCATTGGCTTTTAATATCTCTAAAAGCTCACCTATATTTGTCATGTCAGACAAAGACATTCTTTGCATATCAATTTCTCTGCCAAACATATCTGCTTCGCCTAGATATGGATATTCTAAAGTTGCTTCTTTGTTATAGAACACTGTATCTTCAATTTCTTTTGGAACTCGCCTTCCTTCAGCTAATGAGACTAAACCACCTTCAGCAGAGTATTGGTAGGGATTCTGGAACTGACGCATGGTTCCCGGTTGGGCTGCTGACAATGCAGAATAAAGTGTGTTTTCTGTAGCTTGCAGACTTGAGAGGTCTTCCTCTTCAGCTTTTTTAGCTGCGGCTCTCATGTCATCTTGGATGTATTCTTGTTCAAGCATACTTCCGCCAATGGCAGTGGGAAGAAAGTTTTTAGGATTAGACATGGCAGTTGCAAAGCCTTCTGCGCCTGCTCCAAGTTTATCCGTAAATGAAGCTGGAACTTGCGGTGCTTGTAAGCCTACTCCCCCAGCCCCTGAGATAGGGTTGCCACCAGCGTCCGTTATAACACCGGCTTTGCCATACATTTGTTGAACAGCCTGATCTACTGTTGCTGGAGGGGATAATTGCAAACCTGCTCCCGCTGGCCCTGAAATAGCATTTCCAGCAGCGTCCGTTACAACACCAGTTTTACCATACATTTGTTGAACAGCCTGCTCTACTGTTGTTGGAGCTGCCGTTACAGCTTCTGTTGCAACTTCTTTTCCTACATCGGCTGCTGTCTGAAGTCCTGTTTCGGCTGTTGTCTGAGCCGCTCCCTTAAAAGCTTCTGAGGCAGCATCCAAACCTTTGCCAAGTCCATAGCTCATAATTCCAGAAAGAAATCCTTTTTTAAGGTCTCCCTCCACTGCCGCAGTTAATGCGCCTGTAGCAAGGGCTGCTTTTCCAGCAGTCAGTCCTAAAGCCGACTTAAAGAAAAAAGGAGCTAACAGTTGCAAAAACGCTTCTGGTTGTCCTGTAACAGGGTTAATGGTTAGCTTCCCACCCGGTACTAAAGAGGCTATGCCCTCTACCTCCGCTGGATTCATGTGTACCAACATTGTGTCACCATAGCGACCATGTGTTGCCATTTCATCCATAAATGGTTTCATAGGATATTTATTCATTAACTTGTCTCCACACCAAATAAGTTGAAGCTTACGTTAGCAGCACTAGAATACACCTTCACTACATCCTTTTGTCCTAGACACATCCCTATAACCACCGTCCTTGTAGTTGTTGCTGCCAAGTCTTCATCATAAAAAATAAATTGTTTGTCATCTGCCCCTGCTCCATTGACATGGACACTTACCCTAAATGTGATTCCCGAACCGCCTCTATTGCACACAACCAGAGAACTAACTGTGGTCTGGGTTAGATCGGGAACCGTATAAAGTGTTGTGGTGGTCGTGGCACTCACATCCAACTGCCCCAGAACTTTAATTGCATCAGCCATCAACTAGCTCCCATTAACAAGAACTGAAACCTTCTCAAAGCCAAAGAACTTTCCTTGCTAGTTTTCTTGGTGTTAGCCGCAATGTCACTTTGCATTTCTTCAAGGGTCTGGGTTACTGTGGCTCTTGAGACTTGCTCATTGTTAGAGTTGTACTCTGGTGTTGCTACAGGCAGTACAACTCTTCTGTATTCAGCCATTAGCGTCTGCCATCCGTTCTCATATCAAATCGAGGCGTTCCCAATCTCCAACTATAACCTGTGCCTGTGTTTTCTACCCTCAGTATTATGTCTCTTGATCTAGCCCTGACATGTGACTGAGAGCTTGTCGGCACAACTGTAGAGGTAGTCAATGTTGTTGCTGTATTCAAAGGAAAATCTTTGCCTTTTAAAGTTATGGTCATACTGGCATCGCTGGAAGATCCACCACCAAAACTAAAGTCTGGAATAATCCTTTTCACCATGATGAATTGCTCTCCATCACCAAGCTCAAGATCACCAGACTCGATAAAAGCCACCATCTCTGCACCATCGTCATCATGCCCAAACTCATGGTTATACAAATAGTTTGTCAGGGGCGTATCAATGTCAGCCGAACTAGCAATCGGATTGTCTCTGGTAGGCGCATATGTCCAAGCAGCCCTAGACAGGGTTCCAATCATCCATAGGTTTTCTACATAGTTGTAAGACACATAGTTGGTAATATCAGTATTCCCTGTGCCTACCGGGTAAAACCACATTACTTCACTAAAGTCTGGATTAGATGCCGCAAACACCTTACCCAGTTGTTCTATGTTTATATTACTTAATACAAAATCAAGTACAGCACATTCCAGCCTTTGTACAGAGCCGTTGTAGACGTAGAATCCCCTATTGTCCATAAAGAACACAGAGTCTCCCACAGCAACCGCTGCTTTAGGGCTTATCATTGAAACGCCCTCTGCCACAGATCCAAACTGGAATATAAACGGTGCGCCAACGAACCGCATGGACTGAATGCCAATATCTGTCCAGATCAGTATTTCCTGTCTGGTTTTGACTGCACCTATAATTTCAGACCCAGAACTTAATACTTGTCCTCCAGCAGAGTTAGTCGCTGTAGGTGTCCAGTTAACTGCGCTTTCTTGATCTGACCATCTGACAAACAAAGGATTTAGTGAGCCACTGCCTATAGGGTTGGCTCCAAAACAAATCACATGCCTGTCTACATCTGACACCATGACCTGTAGTGCCGCAACAGGGACATCACTTGCTCCAGAAACTGCTGTTAAATTAACCGCTCTGGCTCCTGTGCCTCCGCTTTCGTCCCAAAAATACACGCCACCAGCACGAACATTAAATAAAAGATCATCTGCAAACGAATCTTGAGAATAAAGTCTTAACTGGTTTGTTGAAGACAGAGCTGTACTAGAACTCCATGTTCCTGCATTCCAAGCTCCAACACCCCAACCTGTGCTTTCCAACCAAGCATTAAGACCAGTATTTATCTGGTATGCCCCAACTGTTGAAGAGCCTCCATTTCCAGAATCACTACTATTAGCTGTTACAGCAGAACCGCTTGTATCTTTAGCGGTAATCGTATAAGTGTTTGAGCTAGTTATAACGTCTATCTGGTATTCTTGATTCAACACTGGGGCTGTTATATTGCCACCAAGGC